GGGCACGTTCGCCGATCGCAAGCGCGAGCTCGCCGAGGTGGCGTCGTGACCCGCGGGCTGCTCGTGCTCGGCGACGGGCGCAGCTACCGCGTGGTGCTCGGCACGCGCGTGCTCGCGGACTGTCCGACGTTCGAGTCCGCGATGGCCGCGCGTCGGTTGTTGGGGGGTGCGCTGTGATCGCCGGCCTGACCCCCACGTCTCGCGCCTCGGGCCTCGCGCCCTACAGCGCCAGTCGCATCGCGCTCTACCTCCAGTGCCCGCGTCGCGCGGCGTATCAGTACCTCGAGGGCCTGCGCGAGCCCCCGAGCGCCAGCATGGCCCGGGGCACGGCCGCACACGGCGGCATCGAATACCTCCTGCGCCGCCAGATGGGCGGGTCAGTCGCCACTGACGAGGAGATCTGCGACGCCACGCGCGACGCGGCCGCCAAGGCCGCAGCCGAGGTCGAGTGGAGCACCGACGACGCCGACGAGCGCGCGCACCTCACCGACCGCGCCATCGCCTACGCGCTCGGCTACGCTCGGCAGGTCGCGCCGACGTTGCGCGTGGTCGACGTTGAGCGGCCGTTCCGTGTCAGCGTGAGCGGCACCGAGCTGGTCGGCCGCATCGACGTGGTCGCCGAGGACAGCCTGCGCGACACCAAGACGGCACAGCGCGCTCCGACGCCTGCGTGGGGCGACCCACGCTCGCGTTTGCAGCTCGGCTTCTACGCGCTCGCGTGGGAGATCCTCGGGGACGAATTCGACCCTGCGCCCATCAGCGCGGCGATCGACACGCTCGTCCTCACCGAGCGCAGCCCGCGCGCCACGAAAGCGAATCCGAACCCGGTCGCGACGCGCGAGGTGCGGCACCTGCCGCTCGTGATCGAGCCGCGCGAGCTGGTCGACGAGATGGCCGCCGCGCGCAGTGTGCTCGAGCACGTGCACGAGCGCGCGGAGCTGGGGGATTACCCGAGGAATCCAACCGCGTGCTACGCGTGGATGCGCCCGTGCCCGCACCTCGGGCGGTGCATCCCGGGCAGGGCGAGTGCAGTGGAGAGAGCAGAGGCGATGAAAATCGCCGTGAGCAGTGGTGACAACGTAGAAGGAGGGACGGATTGATGGGTAATGCAGAGCAGCATCGAGGCAAACGTGCCGTGGTCGTGATCGATCGCGGATGGATCTACGCGGGCGACGTGACCGAGCAGGATGGGCGGATCTACCTCGACCGCGCGGTGTGGGTGTTCCGCTGGGAATCGATCGGTTTCGACGGGGTACTTGCGAATCCGAAATCGCCCAAGGCGACGATCAAACCGCTTTCGCACCGCGTGGACATCCCGGCCGCGAGCGAGGTATTTCGGATCCCCGTCGCCGACGACTGGGGGTTGTGATGGTCCCGGTGGTTCGCCCGATCGGCAACGGCTACGGCTCCGGCTTCGGCTACGGCTCCGGCTACGGCAACGGCTACGGCTCCGGCTTCGGCTCCGGCTACGGCTTCGGCTTCGGCTCCGGCTCCGGCTACGGCTTCGGCTACGGCTTCGGCGACGGCTCCGGCTCCGGCTCCGGCTCCGGCTACGGCTTCGGCGACGGCTTCGGCGACGGCTTCGGCGACGGCTACGGCTACGGCAACGGCTACGGCAACGGCGACGGCTTCGGCGGGGGTCTAGGAACCATAGAGAAAAGCGGGAAGGTAAGATAAATCATGACAATAGAAGAAATCGAAGAGCTGATTGCAAAAAACGGCAGCATTACGGCGCAACCTTTGAAGGATCTGGTTGTGACGGTGGTGTTAGAAGCTGTCGAAGCAGAGCGTGAGGCGTGTGCCGCTATGGTTGAACGTGGAATGGGCGATTGGCGGCTTGGAAAGAAAGTTTCCGCCGCTATCCGAGCAAGGAGTAATGTATGAATCGTGAAGACATTATCCGCTTAGCGCGGGAGGCAGGATTCGACGCTCATGATATGAGCGATGATTTTACTTGCAATCTGAAAAATATCGAACGCTTCGCCGCTCTCGTAATCAGCCACCATGTGAAAGAAACGAGGCCAGAAGTGTCCGACAGCATGGCGACATGGCTGCAACAGATCGCCTATCAACACGGCGGCATAGGCGATCTATCTAGCACTGAGATGGAGTTCGGGGCAATGGTCGCCGCAGCCGAGCGCGAGGCGTGTGCGAAGGTGTGCGACGACGAAGCAACAATTGAAGGCGTAGCGCAACGCTGCGCTGATGCCATCCGAGCAAGGAGTAATGTATGAATCGTGAAGATGTTATTCGCATGGCGCGGGAGATCTGAGCAATGGATTACGACGAGGAATTGCATTCTGCTTGGTTTGATGCAGCCATGGTGCTGGCTTATGACTTTGCGGAAGCACACTGCAATCTTCAGTGTGTCAACGACAGCGATAATTTGCACGCTCTTAATACTGCGCGAAGAGCACTAAAAGCGCATCTACAGGGCAGGCCCGCGAGTATGGAGGACTGATGAAACCGCACGACGCTATGCATCCATACGTTCTGAGGTTTATAGGCTGCGGGCACGGAGTTTTGTTTAGCGATCCGTGCGTCGATTGCGAGCTGGTAGGCCTGCATGATCAATACAACCGAGCCGTTAAAACAATCTCCAAAATTCAGGGTAGGTTAAAAGAACTTGGCGAGCCAGTCGGCGGCTACGTACCAAAACAAATTAAACCCAAGATGGTGACAAAATGAACCCAGAATTGATTCGTCTGATTGAGTCAAACGAAATTCAGATCCACGGCGACGTTGAGTATTTTGCCGAGCTAGTCGCCGCTGCCGAGCGCGAGGCGTGTGCGAAGGTGTGTGAACGCTTACCAGCGCAGCAGGACATTGACGTTCGTGATCAGTGCGCCGCCGCCATCCGCGCTAGGGGAGAGAAATGAACAGAGGCACGATAGAGCTTCCGCATCCTGATTTACTTAAACGCTTTGAAGCCCTTGTCGCCGCAGCCGAGCGCGAGCGCGAGGCGTGTGCGACGGTGTGTGAGCTGCTCGCGGCAGAACCCATTACCCTAACGGGTAGGAGAGACAAAGCGATATGGCGCATCGCCAGCAAACGATGCGCCGCAGCCATTCGCGCAAGGGGAGAGAAATGACTGACATCCTAAAAACAGCAGCGCAGGCAGGGTTCGACGCGGACTTCGTGGCACGGCACGCGGATGACCTGATCTGCTTCGCAGAACTGCTGGCCATCAACAACCGCATCGGGAGAAACCACTTGCTACGCTACGACGTGCTCGAAGACCTCGTCACCAACTGGGCGACGCAGCGGAAGATCATCCCCAATAGCAACGCCATGGCCCAAGCGCTCAAGACACTCGAAGAAGTGCAAGAGCTTCTTACGGCCATTAACCGCGGCTCACGGGATGAGATGGCCGACGCCTACGGCGATATCGTCGTCACGCTCATCATCGGCGCAAAACTCGCCGGCTTCGATCTACTCGAATGCCTCGAAGGCGCCTACGAAGAAATACGCACGCGCCGCGGAACGCTCAGGCCAGACGGCATTTTCGTGAAGGAACCCAACGCATGAAAACAGACATGGTCAACAGTCCCCCGCATTACAGTGCGGGGGACGTGGAATGTATCGACGCCATCCGCGCCGCCCTCGGGCCTGATGGCTTCGTCGCCTTCTGCAGGGGTAACGCCATCAAATACCTATGGCGTGCCCAGCTAAAACATGCCACCCCGACACAGGACCTGCAAAAGGCTATCTGGTACACGCGCATGGCGAATAACGACGATCCACGACAAGTGCGTTTAAGGGAGGCACAGAAGTGAGGCTCAATGACGACCCATTACACCCGCTGTACAAGCGCCGCCCACCGGACGAGGAGCTCGCCGAGTCGCTCCGGTCGATGACCTATAAACAGGTCGCCGAGAAGTACAACGTCTCGCTGCACACGGTCAAGAACTGGGTTACGCGCGCCGGCCTCGCACGAATCAGAAGCCCAAAGGCAAAGCCGAGCAGGACCGACACGCCCGCGAACAAACGCTTCCCCGGCGTCCACAAGCTCGCGGCGATGCTCCACAAACATACGCAGGCCGAGATCGCCTCGAAGCTCGGCGTCGCACGCGCCACGGTCAGCGCGTGGGTACATCAGTACGACCTGTACACAAGAATTGATCGTCCGATCAAAAAGCCCGAAACATATATTCCCCCTGTTTACCCAGAAGATGAGATCCCAAAAACAGTGCAAAAATGGACCAGCATGCCGCTGGTCCCAGCAAGAAAGCGAGCGTAGTCATGCCGCCAGTCGACCCAAGGGACCAGCTCCGCCTCACCGTTTTTGACATATTCAGCGAGACAAACTCGCTCTATAAACAGGTTTTGACCACCGCAGGGGGACAGCGCGGGGCACGAATAGCCCTGCGCAGGATCGAGCTTTCGCTCGCACAGGCTGATGAACTCACCAAGAAAATGCGGCAGCTAATCAAATATTACGAAGAGGTGGACCACAGGAATGATTAGACCAGCACAGACCACGACCCACGAACCGCCAGTCAAAATCGAAAGCGTTGAGCTTCAGGAGTACATCAACGAGCTGCGAAGGCGCATAGAAGTGCAAAATGTTTTGCTGGAAGAACTTGCTAAACAAGTCGCACAGGGCAGGCAGGTTGTTGAAAAACAGGGGGTGTAGACGGGATGACGGGGTAATTTTGGAGGGGGTTCAGGGGCGGAGAAGGGGGAAAGAGGCGTGAGGGACGGGGTGGTGTAAGGGTGACAGGAGGGGCGGAGAAGGGGGAAAGGGGCAGGGATTGTCAAGAAAGGACCGCGAAACGGGGTTTTTGGGCTGTTTTGGGCGTATTACTACTCCCTTTCCAGAAAAGTAGTGAAATGAAATTTTTTTTTTGAGAATTGGCGTAATAGACGTAATGCCGTAATAACGTAATGGAATCAAGGGGTTACGACTACACTTCACATTACACCTACCGAATAGGCGAAATTCATCTGGGGATCGCGCGCGAGACAATTTTTCGTTTTTTTTTTTTATTTCTTGGCCAAAAGTACTATGTAAACCCTGTTTTTGCCCGGAGGGGACTTTCGGCCACTGCGCACATGCGTCCACATACAAAACACACACACGACTGTGGTGTGGTATAGTGCGCCACGCTGGCCACTACCGGGCAGCCTAGCAACTACAGCGAGCACGTATTATGTATGCAATCGAACAGGGCGTTCAGATGCCTGTAACACGGTCCAAGTTTCCTTTTGGCGATATGGCTGTTGGCGACAGCTTTTTCGTGCCTGACCCCGAGCACACGAAGCGCACGTCGTCTGCTATCCGCAGTGCTGCGTCGATGTTTCAACGCCGCGTCGGCGGTCGTTTTAGCTGCCTAAACGTCGAGGGCGGCTGGCGCGTTTGGCGCGTCGCCTGATGCCGTCGAAAGACGAGGAGTTCTCGGCGCGGATGCCGCGCCGAAAGCTCTCGGCCGCCTCGACTAAAAAGCTGACCCAGCCGGTTCCCGACAGCCCGAAAAAGAACAAGCCGCTCACGACGCAGGAGTGGACCTTCGTCCAAGAGCTGACGAGCAGTGTCGGCTCGATATCGGCGCGCGAGGCCGCCATACGTGCCGGCTATCCGCCTGCGAAGGCCAAGCCTGCGGTCGAGCGCTTGCTTGACCCAGCGATCAGCCCGCACGTGGTCGCGGCAGTACAGGCTGCGCGCGCGGAGATGGCCGAGAAATACGGCACGACATTCGAGCGGCACATGCATGACCTGCAGGTGATCCGCGACCAAGCGCTGGCTGCTGGCGCTTACGGCGCTGCCGTTCAGGCCGAGTATCGTCGCGGTCAGGCGATTGGGTCGATTTACATCGACAGGAAAGAGATTCGACACGGCACCATCGACTCGATGTCGCGCGACGAAGTGATGCGCAAGCTCGAAGAGATCAAACGCGTGTACGGCGCGGGATCGCCCGTCATCGACGTGACTCCGGAGCAGGTGCAGCAGACGTTGACGGATGACGACCAGCCGCCTGTAGACGCGGCAGAGGATGCCGAGTTCGAGGAGGAGTACATACCTAGCGGTCGGCTAGAGGACGCCCCAGAGGCGCTCCCAGAGCCTCCAGAGCCTATTGAGACCAAAGACAATGCCAGCAAAACCCGAAGCCGCCTTGTATCGTCGGATGACGGCTCAAATGTCCGGCTGCCTTTTTACCCGGATCGAAAGTAGAGTTGGACTCGGCATACCGGATGTCCTGATCGGATTCAAAAACCGCGGCTTCGCCCTTGTCGAGCTGAAGGTCGTCCGCCGTGGGCGTCAAGTGCGTCTGTCTCCGCACCAGATCGCGTTCCATATGCGACACGCCGAACATGGATGCCCGTCTTACATCTTGGTCCTGTATGCGCCAATCGGCAGACGCGTGCACGAGTGTGAGCTTTTGCTGTATGGCGGAGAGCAGTCTATGCGATTGCATGAGGGCGGGATTGATGTTCGTCCGCTCGCGCGGTGGAATTGGGCGGAAGTGCAGTGGGAAATGCTGAAGGGGGTGTTGACGGGTGATGTTGTTTTGTGAGACCGTTTTATCTCCCCGGTGCGGGGCCAATAACGGAGAAAGGTAGAATGGAACATCAGATTGAGTTCATGGACGCGGCTAAAATCAGGAAGATGATCGTGGAGCACGAGCGTCAGCGTGCGGACATGAATGCCTCACTCGCGGCTAACCGGAAGCCAGACGCTACGCTCGGGCAGGCGATCAAACTGGCGGGCATGCTGGCCATTCAGAGCCTTTGGAATCGAAAGCAATGACTCCGCAGCAGGCTGAAGTCATAATCGAGACCATCCGACAGTCCCTGCGCAAGCTAATCGACACCGCGGACGATATCGAATACGCTCGGGGGTATCTAAAAACCTTGCTTGCGCACGTTGACGCGGCGCAGGCGCGATGGGAGAAAAAACAATGACTTATTTGCAGGTTATAGCAGAACTGCAGCGCCTCGGCGCGGCCCAGACCATGGACAGCAGCGAGGCGCTCGACGTCTTCGCACGGCTTCAACGCGACGGCTCGATCACGCGCCAAGACGTGGCGCAAGACGATTTCGAGTTGTCGACTACGGCCTCGGCCGTGCTGCAGCATCTCGAAGACGTGCGTGCGGACGAGGAAAACAGCCCACTGAATCGAGGGCGTGCGCGGAGTTGACTGTGGTATTCGTTTGACTTATGATTGACAGCCAATGCACTAATGCATTGGCTTTTATACAGGCAGAGCGTGATGACAAAGAGCTGCGTTACAAAAACCGCGCTTGGCCGTCTTGAATCAGAAGACGGAACACGCTGGGCAATAGCACGAGCGTACAAAGTCTCCGAAGGGTTTGGCCGATGGGGCGTTGTTTTTGCTTGGACACTCAAAGAGAGGGTGAACGGCAAAGTCGTCACTTTGCACGCCGCTCGATCCGAAGAAGCCGCACGCGCATGGGTCGCGGAAGATCGGTGTTGACTGTGGTCTTTGTTTGACTTATGATGACTGCCGATGCACTAACGCATTGGTTCTATACAGGGAGAACGACATGATACCAGTACGGATCATCGAGACGCGATACGACATGCCGGACGAGAGCGAGTACGACTACTGCCCTGACCCCCGCGAAACAGACGACAACGTCGTCGAATACACCTTCCGGGACCTCGTATACCTGCTAAAAACAGAATTCGTGCACCCGTCCGCGTCACACTCTGCGACGCCTAATACGTGGGCAACATCGGAATCGATCACAGACTACGGCACAGGCGAGATAATCGAGACTTCGATCCACCTACTTCGCACTCACTCTCGTTATGAGAAGTACTGGGCGAAGGCATTTAGACTGGCCTTTTATACAGGGAGTGTATGATGTCGATGTCTTGGGACCTTGAAGGCACCCGCGTTGAGGCTGTTTACCTTGGTGATATTGATGTCTCGGGCGAGGTGGTGTTGAGCCGGGTGGCTTATGGTGGGGGCGTGAAACACCATGTCCGGCTGGACAGGCCGTTCATCGCGTGCGGAGGTAAGGTCAAGCGCGATGCCGGTGAGGTTGTGATCGTCAGCCACAGACACGTTCGACGTGTGCGGGGCCTTTCCATTACTCCGACGACCTGATGTGAGCACTGCTAACATTCTCCGCCTATTTGAATCAATGACGTTTGCGTCGTTGACAATGGTTTTTGTTTGACTTAGGATTGATACAGATACAATACGTATGGCTTTTTGGGGATAAAAATGAACGAAAGAATACGAGAATTAGCTATACAGGCAGGTCTGCCAACGGCGCTCGATTATCACCAAAAACGACTCGAAAAGTTTTCCGAGCTGATTGTTAGAGAGTGTGCTTTGGTCGCTGATCAGCACACTTATGATGGCAAGGAGATTGCTAAATTGATTGAGATACACTTTGGGATCTCCGCTACTCCGACGACCTGATGTGAGCACTGCTAACATTCTCCGCCTATTTGAATTAATGACGTTTGCGTCGTTGACGATGTTTTTTGTCTGATTTATGATCTACTGCCAATGCACTAATGCATTGGATTTTATACAGGGGTTTACTATGTCGAAGTACGTTTATCTGACATCAGCCGTGCGCGCTTTTGATCGCGCGGCGCCGAGATACTGCGATTTTTTCCTCGAGCATGGGACCGAGCGGGAATTTCGCGACGCGCCAGCGCCGTTCTCGATAGTGTCGTTCGATACTACGGAATCCCACGTCCGGGAGGATGGGGTATCGTGGTCGACCGGCGGGGAAGTCGGCGTTGCCCTGCTCGACGCCACCGGCCGATGCTGGCGCGAAGCCGGCGTGATCGTTGGCGGCGGGATTGGAATGTGAGCACTGCTAACATCCCGGAATCCGATAGGTTTTACCCATCAGATTCCGGCTTCCGATAGGCTGCGCCATTGATAGGCTGAGCCTATCGATTTGTGCGTTTCGATTGAAGCGGTATTTGTTCCAGATCGGAATATTCCCGCGCGATACATTCCGTTCTGGAATGTATCCCCGAGGAATGTTATCGATGCTCACATTCTAAACTTGGCCCCGGGCCGCGGCCGATTCTGCGCAGAACCGTGCGCCCGGTATCAATTAGCGCTTGCCTGTTGTATGTGGATGAACTAGGATTCTCCCTGTGCCGTGGATCGCGGCGCGTATACAGGGAGAAAGTCATGAAATACCTTGCTATCGGGAACAACGCAAAAACCATCAAATCGGATCTTGGCGGCGAGTACCTGACTGCTATCTTGTACCTGCGGCCCGACGACGATCTGTGCCCGATGTCGCGCTTGGCGCGCTGCCAAGCGCCCTGCCTCAACACCGCGGGCCGCGGCGCTTTTTCCAATGTGCAGCAAGCGCGCGCTGCTAAGACCGCAGCATTCAAGCGCGACCCGGTTGCCTTCGTGGATGCGATCGCAGACGACATTCGGATTGCGTTGCGGAAAGCGGCGCGCCAATCGGTCCGCCTCGCGGTCCGCCTCAACGGCACCAGCGATATCGCGTGGGAGAACCTGCGCGGGAGCGCGGGGCAGACGCTGTTCGAGCAATTCCCTGACGTGCAATTCTACGATTACACGAAACTCCCGGGGCGGAAGGTGCCGGCCAACTACCATCTTACGGTAAGCTATTCGGGCGCGAATCCCGCGTATGCGCGGAAAGCGCTCGGAGCGCTTGATCACGGGCGCAACGTTGCCGTAGTTTTCGACACCGCCCGCGGCGCGCCGCTTCCGCTGTTCTGGGGCAATGCTCGTGTGATCGACGGGGATCTGACTGACTTGCGCTTCACGGATCCGGACAACGTCGTCGTC